CCCGTAGTAGTTTAATTACAACTAGCACAGGCGTAGTAGTTATATCGACTATTACTCATGTTGGAGTCACCGCCACAGCTACAACTGCTACCGCCCACGGATTAAATACAAGAGAATTTATATCTATTACGGGATGTACTCCTAGCGAATACAACGGTATTTACATGGTAACCGTAACAGGTTCAACCACTTTTACCTACACTATGGCTAGTGTGCCTTCAGGTAACGCTTCTGTAGTGGGTGTTTATACGATTGGAATAACAGACCCGATTGAAACATTAATGAATTACAGCAGTCCTACAGCTCAAAAGTTATTCGCTGCCGTAGATGGAAAATTTTATGATTGTTCAACCAACCCTGCCACTTTGTCATATAACGGTTCATTTGGTAATGACCGTTGGCAACATATTAGTTTTTCTACTTCAGGTGGCAACTTCTTAGTGGCGGTTAATGGGCAAGATTCAACGATGATTTATGACGGCACGGCTTGGTACAAAATGGCTACCACCGCTACCGCAGCGACAATTTCAGGAATTACAAGCTCAGGCACAACAGCTACAGTTACAACCACAACCAATCATGGGCTTGCAAACGACAATCGTGTGGTTATTTCAGGAGTTACAGAAACCCCTTATAACGGAACTTTTAGAATTACGGTTACTGGGGCTACAACTTTTACTTACACAATGGCTAGTTCAACCACTAGCCCTGCTACGGGAACGCCCATTTATACTGTATTAGGTATAACTGGCATCAATAACAACTTATTTATTCATGTAAATAGTTTGCAAGAGCGTATTTATTTTGTTGAAAAAAATAGCCTAGACTTTTGGTATTTGCCCGTCAATCAACTAGGTGGTACTGCAAAGCAATTTCCGTTAGGTTCAATAGCCCGAAGTGGTGGTTATTTACAAGCTATGGGTACTTGGACTTTAGACGCTGGTTATGGGGTCGATGACTTAGGTGCTTTTGTCACCTCAATGGGCGAAGTTATTGTTTATAAAGGTACTGACCCCGATGACGCTAATTCTTGGGCGTTAGTAGGTGTGTGGCAAATGGGTCAAACTTACGCTAGGCGTTGTTTCTTTAAATATTCAGGCGATTTGTTGTTATTGACGCAAGATGGCTTAGTGCCAATGTCAGCCGCTTTACAGTCAAGCCGATTAGACCCCCGTGTTAATTTAACCGACAAGATTTTTTATGCTGTTAACCAAGCGGCAAACCTTTATTCGGGACAATTTGGCTGGCAAATAAACTATTTTGCTCCATCTAATATGCTAATTCTTAATATTCCTGTTACTTATGGCACAGAACAGTTTGTTATGCACAACATTACAAAGTCTTGGGGCAGATTTACTAATATTCAGGCGTATTGTTGGGAAGTATCAGGCGTAGATGGAATGTTTTTTGGCTCAGATGGCTATGTCGGCAAGTTTTATGACGGATTTTCGGATGCTGGCAACAATATCGTAGCCAATGCCCAACAAGCCTATTCTTACTTTGATAGCCGTGGGCAATTAAAACGCTTTACGATGGTTCGCCCCATCCTACAGACCGACAATACCGTGCCTAATGTGCTTTGCGGTATATCAACCGACTTTGACACAATTAATTTGTCAAATCAGATTACTTTTAACCCCAATTTAGCTCAAGTTGGTATTTGGAATACAAGCACATGGAATAATTCGGTTTGGGGTGCAGGGCTACAAACATCAAAAGTATGGCAAGGTGTCAACGGAATTGGCTATGCTGGTTCGGTCAATATCTCGGTGGCTTCTCAAGGGGTCGATTTTCATTGGGCTAGTACGGATTATGTAATGGAACGAGGGGGTGTCTTGTAGTGCGAGAAGTTACAACTGAAAACCAACGCTATTTGGGGGAATGGTTGGTCAGAATACTTAACTTTCCCCTACCTGAAACCACCCAATGTATTGGGCAGTTAAAAGACGGCAATTTGATAGCTGTAGTTGGTTATTGTAATTTCATGCCAAAAGCCTGTGAAATGCACATTGGGGCATTGGCTGAAACAAACTGGATGAGTAAGGATTTATTATGGGCGGCATTTGATTACCCCTTTAATAAACTAGGAGTTAGCGTTATACTAGGGCAAATCTGTGCTGATAACACGGATGCCCTAAAGTTAAACCGACATTTGGGCTTTAAGGTTGTAGCTGAAATACCTGATGCCCACATGAGTGGTGATTTGGTGATTATGGCTATGAAAAAAGAGGAGTGTCGGTTTCTTAACATCCGATGCCCCTTAAACAGAGGAGAATAGTATGGGTGGTGGTGGATTTTTAGGATTAGGGCCTGCGCCAAGCGCACCTGCCGCCCCTGATTATTCGGGGGCTGCTAAAGAAACAGCAGCAGGTAATTTAGATGCGGCTAGAGCAAATATTGCTGCCAATCGTGTAAATCAAATTACACCGTATGGCAACTTGACATACAAAATGTCGGGTGAAGATAAATATGGCAACCCAATGTGGACTGCTACCCAAGAATTTAGCCCTGACCAACAAGAGCTTTATAACTACGATGTAGCCGCAAGTAAAGGTTTGGGTCAGTTATCGCAAACTGGCTTAAATTATGTGCAAAACATGATGGCTAACCCATTTAGTACAGGTGGTTTGCCTGCTTTACAAAGCCAATTAAACCCTGCTCAATTACAACAAATTAGCGGTGGGCCACAATTAGGACAAATCGGTAATGCTGAAGCTCAATTACGGGCAGGACAATCGCCTAACCTACAAACCTCGCTAGGTCAAAATGTAGGGATGCAAGGCTGGGATAGGGCTAGTAATTTATTAATGTCACGCCTTGACCCACAGTTACAGCGTCAAGAACAGCGTTTAGATGCTCAATTAGCAGCCCAAGGTATTCCACTTGGTTCAGAAGCCTATACTCGTGCTAAATCTGACCTTGCAATGCAACAAAATGATGCTAGAACACAAGCCCAATTACAAGCGCAAGGTATTCAACAAAATCTATTTGGACAAGAACTACAAGCTGGTCAGTTTGGCAATCAAGCCATGTTGGGTCAAAACCAAGCGCAGTTGGCTAACCTTGGGTTTACTAACCAAGCCCAACAACAAGACTTTGCTAACCGCATGGCTGGTTTAGGATACAACAACCAACAGATTCAGCAAATGTATCAAAATCAAGTTGCACAACAACAAGCTAACAACGCTATTGCACAGCAACAATTTGGTAATCAACTTACTGGTGCTAATTTGGCAAATGTTGCAAGACAACAAGGCTTTGGTGAATTGGCTTATCAGCGCAATGAACCCCTTAATACTCTTAATGCGGTTCGTAGTGGCGCACAAGTGCAAGGCCCGTCATTTGTTAATCCTGCCAATCAAGCAGTTACTCAAGGGCCTGATATATTAGGCGCAGCCCAAATGGGATACAACGCCCAAATGGGTGACTTTAACGCTAAACAAGCCGCCCAAGCTAACCTTAATCAAGGTTTAATGGGATTAGGTGGTGCTGGAATTATGGCGTTTTCGGATGTAAGACTTAAAGAAAACATTAAACCTGTAGGTGTAATGCCTAATGGCTTAACGCTTTATAGTTTTGAATATGTTGATGAGGTCAAATCTCATCCATTAGCAGGCGAGGGAGTTCATGTTGGTGTGATGGCACAAGAAGTAGAGCAAGTATTCCCATACGCAGTTAAAACCCTTGATGACGGCTATAAAGTCGTAGATTACGGACTATTACCATGATGCCAAAATATATGCCCATGCAAGACTTAACTCGACAACAAGATGTATCGGGTGTACCACCTATGTATCAAAATATTGCAAATCAACAAGCTATTCAAAATATGGCAATGCAACAAGGTCAAGGCTTAACTCAGCAAGCTGGTCAAATTGGTCAGCAAGGCGGCGGTATGAATCCTATGGCTATGGCTATGATGCTACGCAGACAACCAAATCAACAACAAATGAACGCTAATGATGTGCAAATGGGTGGCATGAGAACTTACAATCCATTTACTCAATTTGATATATCAAACACTTATGGTACTAACCCATATTCTCAACAAAGCAGAATGTTAGCGTCACAGGAGTTTTAATTATGGCTAACGGATTTTTACCTACTAATACAGGAATCGGTGCAATTCCACCTGAGTTGTTTGCTCAACAACAGCAATTAAACCGCCAGCAACAAATGGCGCAAATGTTGATGCAACAAGGCATGAATCAGCCACAAGGACAAATGGTAAGTGGGCGGTATGTCGCACCTAGTTTCTTTCAATACGCAGCACCTTTGGCTCAGTTATATGCAGGTACACGCTTGCAAGAAAAAGGCGATAAAGCGATGCTTAACCTTGCAGAACAATTACGCAAAGGTAAAGAACAAGAAACACAATCAATAATGGAAAAACTTACGCCTCGTGATGTGCAAACAGAAATGGCTGGCCCATACACAGGTAATGTGCCTATGCCTACTGCTACACAAACCTTACCGCCTGACTTTCAAGGGGCTACTAATTTAGCTTTGCAAAGCCGTTTTGGTGCAGGTAAAGAGTTGTTACCAACCTTAATTAATCGTGCATTACCCGAACCAGTTAAACCTACAACCGATATGCAAAACTATGAATTTGCTAAAGCTAATGGTTTCAAAGGTTCGTTTAACGACTACAAACAGCAAATTACCCCTGCTGAAAGAGAAAGATTAAATCTTGACAGAGAAAAATTTGAGTTTGAAAAAATGAACAAAGGTTTAGGAAAAGATTTAACTGAATCTCAAGGCAAAGCGTCTGCCTTCCAAAGCCAAATGGTTTCTGCTAGTAACGCAGTTAACACCTTAGAAAAGCAGGGTTTTGACCCAACATCGTTTAAATCACAAACTGCTGTTCGTCTTGCTGGTGGTGTTGCTAACCCAGCTATACCTGTTGCAGCACAGCAATATAAGCAAGCACAAGACCAATGGTCAGAAGCCTATTTGCGATTTAAAACGGGTGCTGCCGCTACTGAGCCTGAAGTTGTTAGAAACAATCGAACATTCTTTCCTGTTTTTGGTGACAAGCCTGAACAGATTGCTCAAAAAGCTGCAGCTAGGGAACAAGCAGAACGAGATATTGGTATTGCCGCAGGGCGTGGTGCTAATTTAGGTGCTCAACCTATTGGGCAACAACCTAAAGCACTTAAAGTGCCCAAAGGCGTTGACCCTAAAGTTTGGAATGTAATGACCCCTGAAGAAAAGGCGTTATTTAAATGACACTAGAACAACAACAAGCAATAGCTTTAGCTAACGCTCGTTTGCGTTTGCAAGAGTCACAGCCAACTGAACCGCAAGTGACAGAATCTCAATTTGCTGAAACGGGTGGCGGTGCAGCAGTTGGCAGACCTGTGCGTGGTGTGCGTTTAAATGTACAACCTGAGCCTAGACCATTAGAGTCTTTTATGGCAGGTGCTACTCGTTCTGCTATTGACCCTATGTTAGCCGTAGCTCAAGGCGTTACAGGTGGGCGTGGTGGCGTTAGCGATGCCGTAAAGCGTTTAGTTCAAGAATCACAAGTTTACGAAGAAGCCAACCCAGCGTCATATATTGGCGGGCGTGTAGGCGGCGCTGTATTGCCTGCTGCTGGTGTAGCCAAAGGCGTGGGCATGATTCCTAGTTTTGCTCGTGCTAATCCTTATGTTCAAGGTGCTGGTGTAGGTGCTATTACAGGTGCTATGACCCCCGTAGAAACAGGTGCTACTGGCCCACAAATGTACGAACAAATGGGTCAAAATGTAGCTACAGGCGGTGCAATCGGTACGGCTATACCTGTCATTGGGCGTGGCATACAAGCCACAGGCGGGGCTATTCGTAGAGGTTTAGGGGTAAGCACGGGTGCTGGCGAAGAATCTATATCACAAGCATTACGAGCAGGGCGTGAAGGTAATCAAGATTTTTTACAAAACATTAAAGGCGAAGTATCTGCCGAAAATGTATTGAAACAAGCTAAAAACGCATTGGCTAATATGCGTTCGGCCCGTTCCCAAGAATATCAACAAGGTATTGCAACTACCAAAGAAAACCAAGTATTTTTAAACTTTAAACCTATTAGAGAAGCGTTTGACGAAACTTTAGGCAGTTTAAAATCTAAAGGTATTGGCGGTGAAGAAGCATCTAAAGTTGGCCCTGACACAATGAAAAAGGTCAACGAAATTAAAGGCATTTTGAACGAATGGCAAAAAAAGCCTACTTTGCATACTGCTGGTGGCTTGGATGACCTTAAACAGCGTTTAGATGATGTTTATACAGAAGGAATGACCGACCAAGCAAAACGGATACTTTCTAATACAAGAACTGCTGTTAAAAAGACTATTGTTGACCAAGACGCTAATTACGCCAAAACAATGGCTAATTATGAAGAAGCATTAGGATTAGAAAGAGAAATAGAAAAAGCATTAAGCATAGGTAAAAAAAGTGCAGCCGACACCGCTATTCGTAAACTACAGTCTTTAACTCGCAACAACGCTAATACCAATTATGGTTATCGCATGGAATTAGCTAAAGCTTTACAAGAAAAAGGCGGTCAAGATTTAATGCCTGCTTTGGCTGGCCAAGCACTAAGTTCTTATGTTCCAAGAGGATTGGCGGGTCAAGGTGCTGGTATTGGTGCAAGTTTAACGGCATTTTCAAACCCTATGGCTGCTGCTGTTTTACCTTTAACTAGCCCAAAACTAATGGGTTTAGGTGCTTATGGATTGGGCAGAGCTACACGCAATATTCCACAATTAACAGACGCAGAGCTAAGAAATATGGCTCGTATGTTGACTACACAAGGCGTACAAGGAGCAATCAATGAGTAGAAACGGGTCAGGAGTATATAACCTACCTGCTGGTAATCCAGTAGTTGCAGGTACAACTATTACCGCTAGTTGGGCAAATACCACCATGAATGATGTGGCATCTGCCCTTACTGGCTCATTATCGGCTGACGGACAAACCCCAGCAACAGGTAACTTAAACATGGCAAATAACCGCATTATTTCGGTAACCGACCCTGTGGGTTTACAAGACGCAGCTACTTATAACTTTTTACAAGCAGGCACTTATGACATCAATGGGGGTACATTCTAATGTTTATTATTGATTGGGTATTCGATAAAATGGGCTACACCAAAAAGGTGCATTGGCTAACTCTACTTAATTCTTGGGAAAACCCAAAACCCGTTAAAAAAGTTGCGACTAAACGGAAAAGTCCTGCAAAAAAGTCGCAGAGCCGAGCAAAAAAGGTGTAATTATGGCTAACGAAATTGAAAAACAAATTGTTAAAGAAGCCATTAAAGAATGGTTAAATGAGAAAGTAACCCAGTTTGGTTGGTTTTCTCTACGAACATTGTTTTATGTCTTTGTGGCGGGTCTAGGCTACGCTTACCTAACAACTCATGGATGGTCATTACCTAAGTGATTCTCGAAACTATCATAGGGGCTTTAGTCCCAGTAGGCGTAGAAGGCATTAAACAGCTTATAGGGCGTTTTAATGGTGGAGTTCGCCCAACCACCATTGCAGAGCAGATTCAGCTTGATAACAGCGAAATTGCTCGTTTAGAAGCCCTTGCAAAGCTCGATAACCCGTTTGGACAACCTAGCCAATGGGTTATTGATTTGAGAGCGTCTAGTCGCTATTTAGGGGCGTTGACAGTCATTTTGGTGGGGCTTGCTACCTTATTCCTACCCGTTGACCAATATATACAACGCATCGGCTTGGAAGCCGCCAACATTGCTTTTGGATTCTTATTCGGTAGTCGGATTATGGCAAACCTTAAAAAATGAGATTTGAGGAGTGTTTAGCTCGTGTTTTAAAGCACGAAGGTGGTTATGTAAACGACCCATTAGATTCAGGCGGTAGAACCAATTTAGGAGTCACCCAACGGGTTTGGGAAGAATTTGTGGGGCATCCTGTATCCGAAGCGGATATGCGTGCCTTGACCCCCCAAAAGGTCGCACCCATGTACAAGATTAAATACTGGAATCCCAGTTATTGTGCAGTCCTACCGAAAGGCTTAGATTATGTGGTATTCGATTTTGCCGTTAATGCAGGCACAGGCAGAAGCGTTAAGACGCTACAACAGGCAATCGGATGCGTGGCTGATGGAGTTATCGGGCCTAAGACTATGGCAGCAATTAACGATGCAAACCCTAAAGACCTTATTGCAAAGTTTTCAGACGCTAGGGCAGACTTCTACCAAGGCATAGTGGCAAGAAAACCCGACCAAGCTCGTTTTATTAAAGGCTGGCTTAATCGGGTTGAGGATGCTAGAAAACTAGCTCTTGAGGAAAACAACTAATACTACAAACAAGCTCATTATTAACAAAGCCTTTTCAGTCCAATACGCCCTATTAAGACGGGCTGGGTCGTGGATTAAATAAGACTGAAGCTCAAGCATATCGCTGTCTTTTTCGACATATTTAGGTGGCACATAATATTTACCAATACTGACTTTGCCGTTGTTGTATGGAATGTTCATAGATACCCCGCTAAG